GCCCATAAATTTTCACCATAGCTTCTGTCACCAATAATTAGCGATACTGCTTCGCCCTCTTTTTGCAGCTGATATAACTTTCTAATTTCCTCTATGGGATTGACCCCAAAAGCTACATCAAGACGGATGACGAACGAGATAGTGTCAAGCTCTGGCCCCAAGAACTCTGTCTTAGGCTTCTGCATGTGCACATCGTGCTTGCCAAGCCTGACAGATGATGTTTGCTCAAAGCCATCAAATGTAAGGATCTTATCGGATGAAGTTGTAAAAGTGATTACTCTGTTTAGCTTTTGATCACCAATAACACCTATCATCATTCTTCACCTCACTGCGGAGGATCAGTCGGGCCGCCGCTATCATTTTCTGGATGGACATGATTCTTCAAGCTAATGCCATCGGCAATCACGTCGCCATTTACATTGATATTCCCAGTAGCGGTAATATTAATTGGCCCATTAATGTTTATGTTTATAACCCCACTGGGCACATCAACGGTCAATAGATGGGCCTTTCTGTCATACTCAATATATGTTCCGTCATCGAACAACATGGCCCTTTTGTCATTAGTATCAAGGCCGGGTATATTCTGCTCGGAATATAAAGATCCTATGATAAAACCACTTGCATTGCCGGTTGGCAGAAATATACATAGGACATATTCTCCAACGTCAGGCATCCAGTAATCTCTATTTTTAAGCGTCTGTTTTTGCACAACAGAAAGTTCATAAGATACAAGTTTGTGCGCCTCAAATACGACACGTGCACGGGCTTTTTCTGGATATATAGCAGAGACCCTGCCGACTCTTATTAAACCCTTGAGATTTTCCATTTAATATGCACCTAAAGCCTTTCTAATAACCAATTTAGTTTCATAATTTGGGCCTGAATGCACAGCAGTTTCAATAAAATATTTGCCGTCGAAGTTCCCAAATCCTGAAAGTGTTACATTTACTCCAGCCACAAGCAATTGATTGCCTATGAGCGTAATATTTGCCCTGTTTTCGTTAGCATTTTTCTTCCTAAGCCTTAGTTTTGCTATTCTCTCTGCCTCTGCCAGACTGCTTGCTCTTTCGTTAATAAACAGCGTTTTCCCCGTCTCCGGTGCATTTGGCGGAGTGTAAGTATATTCGATCGGGTCCTCCCAAAGGCTAGGTTGGTATTCTATCCTGGCTGCAGAATAGATATTTCTGGTTGCCGATGTAAATTCATATGAAATAATGTCGGATTCACCTTTTGCAATCACAGCAACGCTAGGTGCTTCCTCATATTTTGTACTGTCAAAGATAATAATTTTATCGCTTGATACCTTTAAGCTTAAACCAGCCTGGTCGCACAGACGCTGCAAGAACGGCAGGTCAGGTTCCTCTGATTGCTCTATCCTGTCGTATTCCGGGTCATAATCACTATCAAACATCAACTCAAGCTGTGCCTCATTTGCTATATCGCCCGCAATCACAGATAAAGCAGTTTCCTCCCAAGCCCTTATTTTGTCTTCATCAACCAAAGATGAATGAACTGGTATAGACACTGCTTTGAGCGTTACTACATCTGGCGGTCCAGTGTAGCTTATTTCGTCTATCTCAAATGATCCCAATGGAAGTGTTTGCGCTGTGCCTGCAAATCGCCAATCTTGGGTAATAATAGAGGCGACTAACCTGGCACCTTTGTTTGGATACCAACTGCCACGCCATAAACCTTTTTTGTCCTCCAACACAATTTGGAGGTCGTCTGCTTTATTGTCCGAGTTATCTTCATAAGAAAAGCTAACTAAATAATTTGAAAGATCAGTCGTTATATCTACATTGTTATATGAAAGTGACAGTGAAGCCCGTCTGATCTTTGCCATTTAAGACCCTCTCTTCCAAGGCGGAAGCATTTTGGGAAGCTCAACTTTCACATCTGGGACATTAATTTCTATACCTGCCGGGAATACCACATAACCTAGATACTTTGGATTCGCCTCGAGCAACGTTGACATATAAAACTCTGCCCCGCTCTCGGCTCCGTAAACTTTGTATGCTATGTAATCCCAGGTATCACCCTGTACAGTCGCATATTTACGCATAGCTTAACCTCCTCTGTTGCGCCAAGAAGGCCTTAAGCCTGGCCTCAAATTCTTCCTGTGCCTTTCTTTCGGCTCTAAGCACTTCGCTCCTAATTTGCTCCGGGTTAACCCCGCCTTGCTCGTAAATGTTTATAACAGGCGATGCCGGCGAATAGGTAATGTTAATTGGCGGAGCCGTAATCCCAGTTCTGCTTTCCCTGATGGCATCCAGCAGCCGGTCTAACGGCAATATCGCTTCCGGACCTTTTTCTGCCACCATAGCTACATGCGGGGTTGAGAATACGCCACCCTCGGCGTGTCCTGGCACAGGCGCAGGAGCTGCTGCCGGAGCCTTTATCTGCTCGATCATCTGAATGTTTACGCCCTTGCCCCCGACTATCGGCAGCCAGCTTGGAAGTTTTATCTTGTTGAGCTTGTCGATGAACCAGTTAACCTTATCTATTAACCAATTCAGGGCATTGGTTACGGTCTGGAACATAGATGAAGCACCGGAAGTTATAATGCTCCACAGATTGCCCAATGACGTCGGCCAAACTATGCTGCCAAGAAACGATATTAAGGCACTTATCTTATCTGCAACAATCGCAATAATGCGTGATCCAGCACCGATTGCATCCCACAGTGTGTTGATGATTGTCCTTACGGTCTCACTCTTTTTGTATAGGACGACCAGCCCAGTCACAAGGCCGGCAATAGCCATCACGACGAGACCTATCGGGTTGGCCGAAAGGGCTGCATTAAGGAGCCATTGGGCTGCTGCCCACAGCTTCGTCCCGAGCGCTACAGCTTTGGTGGCTACGTTATAGGCTATGAGCTTGCCGACGGACAGCAGCTTACCGCTTAAGCCTAAAACAACGTTTAGGCCTTTTTGAGCAAGCGCCCAAGCCTTAGTCGAAACAGTCGCAATTTTTGTGGCTACATTGTTTTTTACCATCCATACATAAAAATGTGCAAGCTTAACTAAAACAGAACCTATCACAAATCCTACGACAGCTATAGCAATTTTCAAGGCCAGCATAGCTGATGTAGCATATACCAAAATCTTTGTAAGTCCCTCATGTTTTTTCATCCAATCGGCAACCCTACCTATAACCTGCGCAACAGAATGAGCCATTTCGGCAAGTGGTGGCAAGAGAACGCTACCGACAGTAACGCCGAGCCTCGTGATTGTATTCATCAAAAGTTGTAAGCTATTAGCTGTTGTTGCCGATCTTGCCTCAAACTCTTTTTCCATACTGCCTGCATATTGTGTTGCATCACCGACCTTACGCAGGTTTTCTTCCAATTGTTCAACGTTTGTCACTAACGGAGCGATTGCAGCAACGCTCTCACGACCAAATAGATCGGTCAATATAGCCGCACGCTTATGCTCAGGGATTTTTCTTAAAGCATTAACAACCGCAAGGATTGCACCCTGTGCATCCTCTTGCATCATTTTGGCCATTCGTGTTGCGCTCAATCCCAATGCTTTGAACGCTTCTTTTTGTTTTTTAGTAGCAGATGCTCCTGAGGTCAATCGCAAAATAAGATTTTTAATTCCTGTCGCAGCTATTTCTTCTCCCACACCCACACTAACCATTGTTGTGCCAAGAGCAGCTATCTCTCTTGCAGTCGCTCCGCCTATTTCGCCCAAAGTCCCAATTCTGGTTACTATGTCTGAGATCTTTGGTGCAGAAGCGGCGGTAGTATTGCCAAGATAATTTATCTGGTCTGCAAGCTCGTTAACCTGTTTCTGATTCATTTTAAAAGCCGTACGCCACTGTGCCATCATCTGTCCTGCCTGCTCAGCCGTAATGTCGAAGGCAACGCCCATTTTTGCTGCGCTTTCAGCGAAAGCAAGTAGTTCATTCCTCGCAATTCCTGCCTGGCCTGCGGCCGCAACAATATCAGCCAAACCTTTGGCTGTCATAGGTATCCGCTGGGAAAGAGCTAAAATATCTTCCCCCATTTCCTTAAATTGTTGCGGCGTTTCAAAGTCGATGACCTTGCGTACGTCTGCCATAGCTGACTCAAAATCTACAGCAAGCTTCACTGGGACAGCAAGAGTTGCCCCGGCAGTAACGGCGCCAAGCATCCTACTGCGCAT